ATCCTACATTGTTATTGGAATCTACAACTTCTCCTCTAACTCTCAAATCACCATCTATATCAAAAGTTCTAGTTGGGGTATCTGTGCCAACACCAACTAAAGGTTCAATAGTTTTTACAAATGTAACCCCATCAGTTTGATATACATCTTCATTTGCAAATGTAGTTGCAGTAATAATAGTACCACCAATACCTACATCAAGATTGACTGTAGTTGTGATTCCAGTTACAAATAATTCATTAATTGTAGAAACACCTACAAACTCATTGGTGATAGTTGCTAATCCAACTGTAGCAACTCCAATATAAGCATTTCTAGTTGTTGAAAGACCTATGGTAGCAACTCCAACAAACTCATTAGTAATTGTTGCTATACCAACTGTAGATATGCCAATGAAAGCATTCTCTATTGTAGCAATTCCTACAGTAGAGAATCCTACAAACTCATTAGTAATTGTTGCTAGTCCTACAGTTGCAACGCCAATAAAGGCATTTCTAATGGTTGCTAAACCAACTGTTGAAACACCTACGAACTCATTAGTAATAGTTGCTAGTCCTACAGTGGCAACGCCAATATAAGCATTGGTAATAGTTGCTAATCCAACTGTTGAAACACCTACAAACTCATTGGTTATTGTTGCTAGTCCTACAGTTGCAACACCAATAAAGGCATTTTCTATAGTAGCAATTCCTACAGTAGAGAATCCTACAAATTCATTGGTTATTGTTGCTAAACCAACTGTAGCAATGCCAATAAAGGCATTCTCTATAGTAGCAATTCCTACAGTAGCAAATCCAATAAAGGCATCTGTAATAGTTGCATATCCTACAACTCTCAGATTTTCTGCAATATCAACATTGTATGAGGGATCTAATATTCCTACACCAATAGATCCAAATCCACTGATAACTACAGTTCCCCCAATTCCTGCTACATCTCTTCCATCATAATGGAATGGTTGCAGTGGGTCTTCAACACCAACACCTATAAATCCCTCGGGATTAATTACAACAATATCAGTTGCTGGAGCAATGCCCTTAAATTGAAACTTTTGTGATGGGTCTGTAAGGCCTATACCAACAGATCCACCATAAGAAACTACAAAATATTCTTCCCTATTAGATCCTACTTGGATTCTTCCAACAGGATTAGTAGTTCCAATCCCAATAGCATCAGAAACTATTCCTACGCCTCTTACATCTAATTTCTGGAAGGGAACAGTAGTTCCTACACCTACACTTTGCTCTACATATAAATCTTCATCAACATAGGCTTCACCATACACATTGAGAGTATAATCTCCAGTAGTTGCACCTACTGATATTTTTCTATCACCAACACTAGCATAAAAAGTATCTGTGCCTACTCCTAAACCAGTTTTGACCTTAAAAAAACTATCTTGTGATGGCATTGGGTTCCACTATCCCCCTTTTAGCTTATTTATAATATTTGTACTTATGTACTTGGTGGAGTTGGCCAATCAATATTGTGAGGCCATCCTTCCTGTTCTGAAAGATCCAATAAACTTCTTCTATAATTTGCCCATTCTTGTTGCTTTTCTGGACTCAGTTCTGCCCACCTAAGTGGATTAGTTACTATAGGATCAATTTCAGTTAAGAGTTTATAATCTCTCATACTACGAGATTCTTTGGCAGACTCACCATCCAACCATTCTTGTGTAGGAGGTATCCATTTCTCCCCATCAAATTGATATCCTCTTCCTGGCATAATCGGTACTTCTATTGTTCCTTCTGGATATTCTGATCTAATTTCATCAGAAGGATCTGATAAAGTTTGCCAATAACCAATAGTTGGATGATAAAAACCTTTTTCCATTATCTTAACTCGTTTCAGTAATAAATTTCTTAAATTATTTAGTGAATAGCAATATCATATTTTAGTTATCTCAATTCTTTCCATCCATTATTACCAAAACTTACATTGTCTGCATAATAATAATATCCATTAGGAATGGGTCCATATGACGCATCAAGTTGTCCGCTGTCGGCACTAGGTCCACCAATTTGATCAGAGTTACTAGCACTAGGAGAAGCTATAGGAGAAGTCCTGACATACATTCTTGCACCTAGCCCCCAAACAGTTACAAAAATAGTTCTACCAGTAGTATTTTGATACCAAGCATTATTACTTCTACTAGCTGATGTGAGATTTTGCCAACTTTGACCAACACCTAATGCATTACTTGCAATTGCACTATCTGCACTAGCAGCACTATCAGCTCTTCTTGCACTATCAACTCTGACTCCATATGTATTTACTCCATTCCATCCCATAAGAGTTGGATATGTTCCAGTCCAAGCAATTTGAGAATTTGTATTGTTTACTGCTCCTCCCTGAGGTGATGTACTGTTAGAGGCATCAAATATGGTGTGCCCATTTCCATAATTTTTCCACATCAACTGACCTGCAACAGCACCATCAGTTACATCTTTATAATTTGTTCTGTTAGTACTAAAAGTGGTTGCTGATGAGGCATTACCAGTCAAAGTACCAGTAATTGCTACTGGAGAGGCAATTTTAGCAGTGGTTACTGCGCTATCAGCAATTTTGGCAGTGGTTACTGCACTATCAGCAATTTTGGCAGTGGTTACTGCATCATTAGTAATGAATGGTGTCTGTACTTGAGTCTGTGACATTTTAGGGTCTCCTTATATTAATATTTAATGAATTTATACCCCAATTGCAATCCAATTATAAGTAACAGTTTTATTTTCAAACCAACTATTTAATCTAAAATTACTCAGAGTGAAAGAATCAACTGACCAATGATCTCGCTTATCTCCTGCTGGAGGATTGTCGTAATTTGGAGTTGCAACAACTGAAAATACTGTTGAAGTAAATGGAATTGAAAATGTTTGAGTTTGGGGTTGCTGTCCTAAGAACGAAGACCTTCCCCACTGAATAGTAAATCCACCTGGGAATTTTTGATATCCACTTGTTCCAACAAAATCTGAAGCAAAACTAGTAGCTGCAGATTTCCAAGCAACCCCAGATGCTGCAGTACTATCTTCTGTTAATACATATCCATCATTGCCACTAACATTAAGTAGCATTGCAGTGTTGTCAGTAACTGCTACAGGAATTTGTCCCTTAGTATTCCAGTCCACATTAAGAGTCAATGAACCCTGTCCACCAAGAGCAACAATAAAATGACTTGCTCCAGATGGAGGTGCGGTTGTAAATCTAATAGTGCTTGTATTAGTTCCTGGAGGAGATTCTACAATAATAAAATCAGTTCCTGGTCTTTGAATTACACCACCCAAGGATACTATAAGGTTAGCAGCATTTCCTACAGGAATAAATGGAGTACCATTAATTCTAAGTGTGAAATCTGTGCCCCCATTAAATGTAAGTTGATCACAAACAAAAGAATTGCCAACTGGAAGGTTTGATACAGATATACTTGCAGCATTTGCTGGAGTATATCCAAGAGCATTTACAACCTCAGATCCAGTTAATAAGGCATCATCTCCCCCTGCTTTAAGGAAATTAGTTGAAGTTGCACCATTCTTTATAAATCTCTCTGCAGTTATTGGACCACTAACATTTAAACTCTTTCCAATTCCAACTCCACCAGAAACAACTAGAGCCCCATTTTCATAATTAGTTGAATCAGTAAATGATTTAATAATAACATCGCCATTAAAAGTAGAACCATTAATAACCTCAATTTCCTTAAATCTAGCTCTTGCTGTATCAGCATCTATTTCTCTATTAACTGTTAATTTATTGACTGTTAAATCATCTATAAAGGTTATTTCTTCTTGATCTGCATTGGCTAAGTCAATTTCTTCCCCTGTAGTGGCATCATATTTTTTGCGACCAATAAAGAATTCACCATTACTATTCATACCTGTGTATGAAATTAGTCCACCACGAGATTGTAGTGACTGAGAGATTAATACTTCATCCGAAGACAGAACCCTATCTTGATTAGTTGGCATTCCAGTGGAATAATTTCCAGGACCAAATCCAGTATATTCAAAAGTGTGTCCAGATGCTCTTATAATTGAATTTCTTCTTAATTCTACTGGATGTGCATTTATTTTTCTAACTACTGTACTATTAACATGAGATTTTGCTAAGGTTCCTAAAACAGCCCTCTTAACACTTACACTTACACTGCTATTAATAGCAGTGATTAACATAATCTCATCATTTATTTGAATAAAGTCACCTTTTGACAATCCTACTGTTTGTGCTAAGTTAAAAGATACTGTTGCATCAGTAATTCCACCAGTATTATTAATCCTAGTTCTGTATCCATTTTCAAATGAATACAGTCTAGTACCAATATTTTCATTAACTAAATTTGTATCCTTAAGTTGAGATGCTATTCCAGAGGAAAATACTTTAGATGCAGTTTGATAATCTCCATTAACTACAAATTGAGTTACTGAATTTGTAAGAATAACATCTGTAGTTCCAACTAGTTCAAATGAAGAATTTGAAATAGTTACTTTATTACCTTGTAAAAATGGATGTCTTGATGTTGCAGTATTAATGGTAGTAGTATCTGTAACTGCATCATAAGATACTGAAGATACATCAAATGTTGGAATAGTTAATACAGCAACTGCAGTAGAACTAGTCTCTGTTCTGGATGAAGGATTAATATATTGTACTGTATTTTTAGTAGCAGATTGGATTGGGAAAATTCCATTATTTTCAGGATACCTGGATCCTAAAACTTGAACTGCTCCTATGTTCTCAGTAAATAATGTAGCAACTGTTAATGTAGTTTGACTTGTAGATCCTGGTATACCTCTAATAATTAATGCTTCCCCAACCTCATAACCTGATCCAGGATTCATTATAGTAATATTGGATAATGATATAGTTCCAGCACCACTAACTATAATTTTTACAGTAGCACCTTCACCAGTTCCACCTGAACTGCAAAGGGGAATATCATAATAAGTTCCTGGTGTGTATCCACTTCCAGCAGCAGCAAGACCTAAACTTCTTATACCATTGAGACCATGATTAATATTAGTTGTTAATGTACAAGTACCAGAAGAAGATGTAATTGAAGTTACTTCAAAACCTTCGCCATTATCTTTTAAATATTGGTTAACAGATTCTTTTGTAGTGCTTAATTGTGGATCATTAACTATTACTTTACCTATAGTTTGTCTAGTAGCATATGATACAGAAGAATCTGGATCTGATGCAGGATTATCTAAGTCTAATTTAGGATATAAATTGTCAATATTTTGAGACAGTTTATAATTTGCTACATTAAATGGAGATACATTAGGAGTATTTTTAAAGGAGTTTAAAATTACATGATAAATTCCATCAGAAGTATTTTCTACATATTTGTTAATTGTTTTGACTTTATAAACTTGGAACTCATTAGTTAAGGTTTCATGAGTAAAATATGGAAGATTACTTCTATTTGAAGATAAAATAGTATATGGAGCATATCTACCAGCACCAGAAGCACATACTCTCTTATCCATCCAGTTTGCAGTTGTCATTCCTGTGGCAGTGCTAATCCCCCCAGGGTTTCTGGATATATTATATGTAAATTGAACATCACTAACTACTGAAGCAACTTCAAATTCTCCATTATACCCAGTTCCAGTTCCAAGACCTACTGGAATTGGTTCAGCAGTGCTCTTTAAATTGTAAATTTTAATTTTATTTCCAACTTTTAGTTTGTGAGGATTACTAGTAACTATAGTTGCAACTTGATTCTCATACCAAGCATCAGAAATTATATTTTTGTTTCTGACCAATCTTAGTTGATTAGGTTCTTCAGTGTTTAATGGTATAGACTTATCTTGAGAATAAGTAGAGTCTAATAGTTGTGATGATTTTTGAATGATAAACCCAGAACTTGGTTCAGATGCTAAAGTAGATTCTTTAGGAATAACCAGTCTCAATCTATAAAGTTTATCATCATTAGTTCTACTATCTACTTTTCTTTTAATATAAAGAGATTTGTCAGATACTCCAATTAAATTTGAAGTAAATTCTGCACTTTCTTCTATCCCTAAGTACCAATTATTATTAGTACTATCCCACTGAATTGGATGCCCAGGTTGACCTGGCAGAGAATCTGATACTCTGCTATAAATTATAACATTGTCTTCTGGAGAAATCCCAATATCATTTTTAATAGTAATATATCCACTTGGATTAGTTGAATTAGTAATACTATCAGATATTCTTAAAGTATTAGATGTTAAGTCTTGATGAACATAGTAAACAGTATCATTTTCAATACCATCTGGCAATATTCCAGTATTTGAAATAAATCTAACTGGTTGACTAGTGCTAATTCCAGATAAAGTATTTTCTACAGTAATAATACTAGTTGAGGTATCTACAGAATCTACATTAAATTGGATTTGATAATTTGGAGATACTACAGCATTTCTTACTATTCCATTATTGTCTACATAGTAAATATTTTCTGAATCTTTAGCACCAAGTATATAATTTCTTACAGAATTTGAAGGAGGTGCAAAAATATCATCATATCCTTTTAAATATACTCTAGTATCGCTATATGTTGCAGATAAAGAAGTAGTAAGACCTACATCAATAGCAAAATAATTAATATCACTTTCATCATCAGAAATGTCTTTTGGGGGAATAATATGTGTTATAAATGCATGATCATCTTTATCTAATTCATAATTTTTAAACCCTCTAGATGTTAATGCAATAGCACCAAAGTTACTGTTTGAATTGGTGACACTTTGATCTCCTCCATCATCTGCAATAAATTGCTTAGCATATCCAATTGCAAAAATTGATACACATTGTATAAATGAATCATTTGATGCTTTTATGTGGAATGTTTCCCAATCAGGTCTATAAATTGATGTGGATTGTTGATGAAGTGATACAGTGGGACCTAATGCATTTTGAGTTTGATAAGATCCTGTAACATCGTTATATTTTACAAAAGCCCTGTCATCACGCTGTAAGGAAATTCCAGTAAATTGAGCAGTAACCATGCTCTTGAATCCAGTTGCCTTTGATCCATCAGCATGAAGACCATTCATCCCATAAACAGATTTCAAACTGCAGTTGAAAACATATGGAGAACTAGATGATACTGTGTCAGAAAGAATTTTAATAGTTGCACTTAAAGTACTTGGATTTGCTGTAGAATTTGGAATTTCTGGGAGAATATATGTAAAAGTAGTAGCACTAGTAACTTGTGCTACTATAAAAACACCATTATACTCTTCTTGTGCAATTTCAGAGTCTAAGGCCCCAACACCATTAATTAAAATTGGGGTTAGTGGTGTTAACTCATGAGGTTCTTGAGTTGTAACAGTAATAGTTTGGGAAGCAACAGTTCCATTTCCAGATATTACTCCATTTTCTGCTGCTATTTCAATAAATCCTTGTCCAAGATCTCCAACAATCTTATTTTCTTCTGGATTTGGTTGGAAACTAGTTAAATTATTTGGAACCTCTCTTCCAGATAGTCCTCCAAATCCTAAACTTAACTTATAATAATAAGTTGCTAAATCTGTTAATGTGGAAATTACACCATTTTTAGTGTAAACATTTTTTCCATCAGCATATTCAAAAGCTGTTAATTTATGGTGGGAGTAACTTGGGGATACTCTATTAGAAGTATAAGTGTTATAAACAGATCCCAAAGGATCTCCATCTAAGATAGAAAATCCAAAAATATAAGATCCACCAGTTAATCTAAAAATTGCAGTCCTTTGAATTGACTCATTTTCAGGATCTGGAACAAATCTAGGTCTTATTTTTGTTTTTCTTAAATCTGTAGCAACTATAGAAACTCCCTTAGGTATGATAACGCCACCATCTACACTATTGTAGATGTATAATTCATTTGTGGAATTATTTAAATTTAAATCAGAAGCTATTGATAACTCTGTGATGTTTTTAACTGCACCATTTATATCTCTAATGTTTGACCCATCATAATAGTATCCAGGTCTATTATCAATATAGTGAGTTCCTGGAGAAATTAAAATAGTGGTTTGATCAAAAAGATCATTATTACTTCCTGGAATATATGCAAATCTAGCAGCTTCTATTAATGCTCTTTGAATAGTTTTAAAAGGTCTTAATCTAGAATTACCTTTATTTTCAATTGAATCCGTTGCATCTAATTCATTTGGATCTACATATAAGGTATTTCCACTAAGATTCTTTAAAAAATTCTCCAGTCTTGCTAAAGGCATTTCAGATTATCCTTCATTTGTACTTCTTCTGTCTTATTTATCAATAAATAGGATTATTAATATTTTTGAATGATGGCAATTAGTACAGAAACTCAAGCATTACTTAATTATTATAATCAAAAAAAATCTTTAGATTCTAAGCAAATATCTCAAGTTCAAGTAATAGAAACTGGATATAATATCAATACAGGAATTAGTTCATCTGACAGTGTTAGGGTATATGGACCTCAAGAATTAGTAGCAAATTATAATGTCCCCATCAAAAAAATAGATAATAGAATAATTGAATTAAATACACAAATTCAAAATAAACAATCAGATCTTTTAAATCTTAAGCAGTCTGCAAATGATGCTGGATGTCCTGGTCCAGTTTGGCAAATTGGATTCACAACAACCACAGTACTTCAAGATAATTTAAATTACGTAGGATATGGATTCTCTGCACCAAACCCATTTTCTGCAATTAGTGGCACTTTAAATACTAGTAATTCTGGTATTGGAACATTTAATTTTGTCTCTCAATCAGTAATTGGATCATACCTTGAACCTATAGTAAATGCAGGAGGTTGTGCCACATATGTAAGTCAAATTAACACTTTAAACGGACAGATAAGCACTTTGCAAACAGAAAGGAATGAACTTATTACTAAAGTTAATACTCTTAAAGAAAATAGAATTTCTTTTGAATTGCAAAACTATGCTTATACAGAATCTAAAAATAAATTAAATCAACAAATAGCATCTACTAATTCTATCATAAGTTTTCTAGAAGATCCTGCAAATGAAGAGTGGTTATAAAAAACCCTACAGGCAATTTTTACCTGGAATTTTTTCGCAGTGATTTTTGGAATAAAAAGTCAATTTTGAAATAGGAGTGGTCGGATTCGAACCGACCCTGGATGGATTTTAAGTCCACTGCCTCTTCCGCTGGGCTACACTCCCATAAGAGGACTTATGTAATTAAATTACTGCCTCTGCACTTCCTTCACACCTTAATACTATACCAGAAACTCAACTCTTTGTCAACCATCATAAGCAAGTTCACCTCTCAACTCAGCAAGTTTTGCTTGTGCAAAGCACTCTACACAAGTCCAATAAGTTTCTCCACTAACAAGATGCAAATCTGTAAAATGTGCTGCAAGATCTTCTTGAAGTTCTTTGAGTTCTTGAAGTTCTTCCTTGTTGATTTGCATGATAGGTACTGGGTCTTGCTTACCCTACCATCATAGCATCAGGAGCAGCACTCTGCAAGTTTAGTGGACAGTTTCTGAACTGTCTCCTTGAGAGAATTGATTTGTTCTTGCTGTTCCTTGATTGCTTCTACAAGAACAGCAGTTAAATTTTGATATTCAAGTATTTTAATACCTTCTGAATTTTCTTTTACAAGATCTGGAATTACTTTTTCAACTTCTTGCGCTACCATTCCAATTTCATGCTTTTCTTGATCTGTTCTATCATATTCCACTCCTTGCAATTGGAGAATTTTATCTAAAGAGTTTTGAAGTGGTGTAATATTACTTTTAAATTTGACATCTGAAGTTGTTTCTATGGGAACTCCATTTAATTTCCAACCTCCCCAAAGATTTCCATTGGCAGCACTAAAATCTTCACTAACTGCAGCACTGGAAAATGCTGGTTGAGCATCTACATGCCCACCAATATCAACACCAAGTCCAAGAAGATTTCCAAGACCTAACTGATTCCAAATTCCAGTTCCATTATAAAGTCCAACTTGATTATGAATTCCAATGAAATTAGAAATTCCCCAATTTTGAACAGAAAATGCTCCTTGAGGATCAATACTAGGCCAAAATTCTGCTGCTGCTATGGGAGGGGAAAGAGCCACTCCACATTGAATAGCTTCGCAATGAACTTCATTAATATATGCCATTAGAAATACTCCGGAAATACTTGCTGTAATACTAAATCAATCACATCATTTACTGATGTAGGTATTAGTTTTGTTTTTGGTTCTACTATAGTTACTCCACCTTTACCTCTTAATATAAATGGTCCACAAGTTCCTATAAACATTTTATACTTAGATCCAACTGCAATATTACCAGCTTCCATTCTCAAATCATCTGCTGAGTCAATTTCTATATTTCCATTAGATCTAATAACCAATGTCTTGTCTTCACCTGTAGAGTGTAATTTAATAGACCTTGCACTTAAAGAAATTTCTCCATTGCCAGCATCAAGAAAAATATTATTTCCTTTTATTGCCAATCCATGTGTAGAATTACTGCAAATATTATCTGCTATGGTTGCTGAAGGAGAACTACAAAGTTCAAATCCTCCATCCTTAAATAATTTTAAGGTAGCTAGTGACTGAGAACTAATTTGTATTTGCCTGACTCTTTGAGTATTAGTATCTTCTCCTATAAAAATTGTCCCATATTTGGGATCATTGATTACATATCCAGTTAAAGTTGATGGATCTTGTTGTTCAGTTGCCATGATCTTCAGCGCAATATACTACTTTATTAACTTTTCTTGTTGTGAGATTTGGATCCACAGATTCACTAGAAACAATTTCTTTTTTATTAAACTCAAGAATTGGAATCAATACTGCTCCCCTACCATTTTCTGTATTTATTTCTAATTTTGGATATACTCTAATGGATGTTCCTGGATTAATTATATTTACATTTATAATTCTTCCTTCATTATCTAAAATTGGGGCAATTTGAACATCATTGGTTGATGCTGCATCATAAATTATATCAGTATCATTATAATTAATCCCAGTGTTATCAATAATCACTCCTGTAATTGTTGCAACTACGCTAGATCCATTTTCATCAATTGGATCATCATCAGAAGATCCTAAGTAATTAGATCCAGTAGTTGTCATAACAATTTGAGTAACTCCAATCCCTGTTGTTGTGACCCCAATAATAGCAATTGCTGATGCACCTTTGCCATTATCACAAGCATCTTCAAAATAAACATTTGGTTCAGAAACATAACCTGACCCTGGATTTGTAATGTTGACCCCCATGATTTGTCCAATAGAATCCACAACAACATCACCAGTTGCACCAGATCCTCCACCACCAAAAATACTAACAGTTGGCAGTCCACATTCCAAACTTACTATATTACAACTTCCAACTAAATTATCCCCACCTTCTGTTCTAGTAATTACATCTATAACATTTCCATCAGCATCCTTAACTGCATAATCTACAGAAAATACTCCAGGACTTGTTTCTACTTTACCAACTACTTCTGATCCTGGTGGAGGTGGACTAATACCTAACCAATTCTCAAAGGATCCTTGAGCATCACCTAGTAAATTAGATACTCCTTCTGCTGGACTGTAATTAATAATATTTTCAAAATTTATGTCTCCCTTTGGAACAAATCCTTTATTCATTTCATAATCAAATTGTTCTTTACATTCTTTCTTTTCACAACTTAAGAAATTAATGATTTCTTTTGCATAATTTATTACATCAGATACAAATGATGATACTTCACCCAGAGCGCTCCCTATAGTAGAAGCAAATTCATCTAATATTGGTGATATTTCTGCTACAATTTCATTAGTGATAGCTTGTAATATACTTCCCACTGCAGACTCTAATGCGCATAATGGCATACTAACTACAGTATTGATCATATTTGTTAGAAAGTCTGTTACGAAACCTATTACTCTCTTCAATACTTTTCCTATAGCACACCAAATTCCATCTGTTATTTCTCCAAATGCAACTTTCTTCAAAAACTCTAGGTCTTTAGGAAGTTTTATTTGATCTAATAATTGTTTTAATTTGGTATAAATTAGATTAATTAATGTATCTCTGACTGTTTTTATGTGTAATGAAATAGAATCACTAATAGCAGTAGATACATCTTGAATCAGTGCAGGAATATCTTGAATTTTATTTAATACTGGGTCAATATAAGTTGATTGCACATTTTGTATTGTCACTAATACTTTTACAAAATTTCTAAGTGCTTGTAAAATTTTGGAATATGTATCTTGTCCAGTTTTACATTCAGATACTATTGAAACTGGTGAATTGTTTTGAGTTGCTTCTGCGCCAGCACTAGCTCCACTATTAGTGGGATCATTTCCATTTTGCCTAGGAACTCCTGATGAAGGAGCTTCTCCTTGTTTTGTATTAGATCCTCTTGTATTACCAGAAGATTGGGAAGTTAGTTGAGAATTTTCTAATGGTATATTGAATGGATTTGGAATGTATCCAGCAGGAGGTTTATATTGATTAAAAAATGCTGTTCCTTTATTATACTCTTGAATATGCTCTACATTAGCACCAGTAAAAAGAGAACCAATAATAATTGGTTGTTGTCCATCATCACCATCTAAAAAGAACCCAA